CCTTCGCCTTATCTCTTCTCCAAACAGGAGGATAGTGTCTCTTTCTCTTTGGCTTAACATCAACACCAGGTTTTAAAGAACCCGTTCTCGCAAGCTCTAGGAGCCTCTCATCTTCCCAACATTTGCGAGTGTGGCGGTGGATTATCACTTCTTCCTCCCTTCGGGTTCTTGCCAACCTTTACTCTTGAGGTAGGAGCAGAAGGATTGGGCTATTTCTTCCCATACAGATTCCTGATTTCCTAATGGGGCCTCCATATAAAAATTACGCAATATCTGTCCAAAACTCTTCCCCCTCTCTTCCTCCACAATGGGGATGGAGGGGTCGTCTGCCCAACCTTCCAATGGTGCTGGAGTAATTAAATCTAACTTTCTTTGAACCACCACACTCCCGTCTAGTTTCTTTAGGATACGAATGTTAGACATTTTTTCTCCAATCATTTTGATAAAGACGATTTACCAATGTTTCTATCCAATCTGGGATTTCCTCTCCATAAAAAGAAGTAAAATACCCATTCGAGTAAGTAACACTAAACCCAAATTCTTTGTATAAAAGTATCTTGGTGTTTATTTCGTTATCAAGTTCTTCATTAGACATTATTTTTTCTCCTTTCTCATTTAGGGTTCAAGGTCAGGATTATATTCTCTTTGTGTAGATTGATTCTGTGATTCTCTTTGTTTTAGCATTGTGTCTGAAAACCTATAAGCAAGAATACAAACTTTCTCTAAACCCTTTCCACCACTATTTGAGAAAAATTCATCTGGAATAAGGGCTTGCATAGCCTTCGCCGCAAAGTAGTCTCGAAGGGTCATGCCGTTGTTGGTTGAAGCAATATCTCCAAGTTCTGTTATCTGCGGAAAAGCTGGCCCACCATCTAGTTTACTCACCTCTCAATATCCTCCTTTAGTGTGGCTTCTGCTATTTGATGATATTCTTTATCTACCTCGAACCCAAGATATTCTCGGCCTGTATCTCTAGCTGCTTTTAGTATCGTTCCGCTTCCAGCAAATGGGTCTACTACTAAATCCCCTAACTTCGTTGTTGTCAGGATTATTCTCTCTGCAAGCTCATAAGGTATCGGGCATGGGTGGGAATGTTTCTTACTGACATTTTTAACTTGATTTATTTCCCACCAGTCATAAGATCTGGCTATCTTGCCATCAGCTATCCTCTTAGCAATACGCTTGTCTGTCGGGTTTTTATACGGCTGTCCCACCTTTCTCATATCAGGTTTACAGTTCCACCATGAAACAAGCCGAGATTGTTTTGCGGTGTTGCTATTGTAGACCCACGAAACTACCTGTTCACATATCCCGAATTGCCCCCCCCCGAATAAATTTATGGTTTCTTCTGGATAAGAGATTATAACGGACTTGCGGTTTAAGAAGGCTTTAGATAGAAGTCCCAAGTATTCATCTGATTCTAATTGGTCTTGGTAACTATTGTAATGATAGCCCTGATTATAAGGAGGATCAGAAATGATATAGGCGTGGTCAGGGATGGAGAAATCCCTAAAATCCCCATGTATCACTTTACCCACGCAATATCCTCCTTATTTTCCTAAGTGCTTGTTGGGCTTCTGTCTCATACAATCAACCCTTTCATGTTCATAACTCCACTCCTCCTTCTAGGGATTTTTTAGGTTTTCTTTTCGCATTATAAACTTTATCACGCCTCTGTGGGGGTAGGGGTCATGGCTTCAGCCCTCCAAGATCTCTTGTGATCCTTAACAATTTTCTTGCTAGTTTTCTGCCCATAGCTTTTGTTTCTTTCGTTTTACCCTTAATCTCTACATGAGCCAATAAGGAATTAAGCCCTTCCATCGCTTCTTCAACACAACGGAGCTGTTTTTGTCTCTCCCTATCAGATTCACTAGCTCTCTGGCTTGGGTTTGTCATGAATTATCTCCGGCACAATGAACACCACACTCGATGTCTTTTTCAATTTTATAATTGCCCATGTTTATTGGGAGTTCATCAAGAAATATCTTTGTCCTGACACCATCAACCATTTTCTTATTTATCGCCACGTTAAGCTCTCTTTCAGTCTTAGCCATCTTCTCAAACATTTCAGGGAAGTCCTTTCGGATCTTGTTCCAATAGCCAGCCCCACCCTTGACGCACCCAATGCAATTATTGTTTTTGTAGCCAAGCTTATACATGGCTGGAAGCTCAATACCGCTGTCTTTGAGATACTGATAGCACATTCTTTTCGTAATATTTTCAAACCAAAGAATCCAGTCGGTCTTTAGTTCTGGGTTATTTTCTCCAAACTTTACAATGCGCTTATGCTCGTCTGCGGTGTATCCGAAAACGTGAATGTCATCTGGCTTTTGATACGCAAAGCGAACTTTCTTCTTCATTTCCGTTGTGCAACGGGCTCCTTGTGGGCCGACAAGCCAGCGGGTCTTATTAAATACGTCATAAATATCCTCATATTCGGTGGACTTAAGTATCTTGATTTTTTGCCCGATCATTGATTCGACATCGTGAAGAAAGCGAATGTTGTCTGGGTGTTCATACTTGAGCGTGTCACAGTAAATGACTTCTACCGAGTTACCATATTTTTTGATGGCCTTGTCAGCCGCAACAGCCGATGCCGCCCCGCATGAAAACCAGACTAGGACACGATTCATTTTAGGTTCAATATTGCCTCCCCAAGACTTCCAGCCGTAACATAGTAGTGGTTGCCTCCACTACCGCTTCATACTTTTTTAGCTTGGCTTCTGCTCTCTCAAGTCTCTTTTCAATATTCTTGGCGTGTTTAATTGCTTCCATCGCAGGAGTTCCGCACCCAAGACAAGGAACAAGAATTAGCCTGCCATCTGGTTCCTGCTCTTCTGCAAATAAACATTCATGTTCTTCTTGGCTTAGGTTAGGCATGGTTATTTATTCTCCTTCACTGGGTTCTTCATGGCTTAGACTCTCCATTTAATTTAAATAAGCGATTCTGCCCACGTTTGTCATATTTCCAATGTAGCCCGCAATCAACACAAGCAAAATTCTTACCTATGTAAAAATTAAGTGGCTTATTTCGTGGGTGGCACACATCAAATAAATATCTATGCCTATGCTTCACAGGCTTTTTCATGCTCACGGCTTCACCAAACAGTTTTTATGAATTTCACACGCCTTGACAACCTCATCATCACCACGAAAGAAGTTTACTTGAATTTCAAGCTTGTATTTTGCTGGCTGTTTGCATATCCAACAAATACCCTGTTCTCTTTTTTGGCGATTTCCAAGCTTCGGATATTTAGCAAGTTTTTGTTCTAGGCTCATACCCTCTTCTCCTTTTTCTCCTTACACTTACAAGTCCTCTCCCTCATGAGATTGAGGAACGAATTAATCGATAAAGTTTAGGCTGACGTGTGGGACTTTCACCCTTTATTCGGAGTATGTCGCCTAGGCCGTACTCTCCGTGACGGATTTGACGCTCTCGGCAAACTTAGGCTGGTAGATACGAGGTCGACTCTCTCGTGTAAGTTGATCGATACTGAATTTGTATCAGTACCTGTCTTTGATTCCATTTAAGGCATACCTACCAGCTTCAACTTACTGACCATCTAGCTTCGCACCTAGAACTTCCCGCCCCCTTGCTTGAGGTTTATAGGCTCCGCTCTTACGGAGATAGTGACGGGCTTGCTACTCGCTCACGCTCAAAACACTATGGCCATTCTTGTCTTACTCTACTTCGATTTCCTTTGAGATTTCTTGCTTAAACTGTCTAATCGCTCCTGCATACCTTTCAGAATACCCAATGACTCCTCGGAGAATTTGTCCAACTCCTTTGAAAAACGGGTAGACACTTCCTCCGATAGTAGATGTACCCGTAAGCCCTTGGCCTTGTTGCGCTCCCCATGTATTTGGATAATACAGTGGGTTATTAGGCCAACCACTAGATACAGCACCGAGCAAACCACCAAGACTTGTAGAAGCTTGAATCCCAACCATATCCCAACCCCCCATAGGGCCAAACTACCACCCTGTTTTACAAGCTCTATGAGAGCGTTGTAGATTTCGATGTTCATTTAATCCTCCACTATCTCAATCTTAACCTTCTTAATCTCGGCAGCTATACTCCCAGACATCTCATTAATTGCCTGCCCCTTCTCCTTAAAAATCAGGTACTGCCCCTCATTCGGAGGACACTCATTCCTCCAAAGCTTCCCATTCGATACAAGTGCATACGCTGTTCTAACGGCCATGTTATTCTCCTTTTGGTTTATCTTCAGGTGTAGTTCTAAGTCCACATCTATTACATCTGTTCTTACCTCTTCTATAACGTCTCCCATCATTAAAAATTGAGTTATTCAAAGAATGTTCCAAACACTCCCTTGCGTCTTTAATGCCCTTTTCAAAAGCACTCCAGAACATAGAGTTTTTATGCTTTATTTTTATCGGGGAATAGCAAGTCTTCCACTCGTACCTAGTTTTGTTTGCACTCATGCTCATTGAACTCCCAGAACGACTCCCACGACTGATTACACTTTTCGCAACGCCATCTGTCACTAGGCTTGTTCATTAAGATTTTGTAATGTCCCGTTGTTTTGCTCTAAACCAGTTTTTAAGGCAACGTGTTTAAAGTTCCGGCCAAAAGCTTCCCAAGTCTCTATCATGTAGTGCATCATCTCGGTTCTGTTGTTGCAAAACACAGGCTCAAGGCCATATTTAACCTTAAAGGTAAATATCCTCTTCACTAGAGGGTCTGGTTCAACACTACCATAGCCAACGCCCTTGTAAGCCTCGGATAGACTCCCTTCAATGATGAGATAGAGCTTGCAGTCCATAGCTTCAGCCTTTCTAATCTTCTCTTTGTGCAATCTGATTCCATCGGCACTAGAGAGAGTTTGATATAGATCAGCCATAGACTTCCTCTCAAACATTATTGGAATGTTTTGTCCTTCACTTCCATCTTTGTTCTCAAAACTTGCCCAATAATCCCCAAAAGGTAGGCCGATAGTAGAGATAGTAGTCACATTCCCTTGAATCTTAAAAGGAAGTGGGGCCTGTTCCCTACTATCGACCTTGATAATCACCTTTAGAAAGCCACCTGGGGTACTGAATTCTCAGGAGTAATCTTATTCACACTGAGAATCTTGATGTTCTGGTAGTAGTTAGGCTTCCCTTCAACAATCTTATCCTTTGGCTTGTCCTTTGCCCAAGTACGATAGTAAATGAGCTTGCCATCGGTGTTAGCTTTGGCGTTGGCAAAAGTTGCTTCTTCTGAAGTGCCTGCTTCAAAAGAGATGCCAGCCGTAAACAGGTCATCAGCCATTTCGTTCATCGACTCATCATCAGATGGGTCATACAGCTTATCGATAGAGTCGCCAGGCTCGATGGTAGTTTCTCTACCTTTTTCATCTGGAATTGTATGAATAGCCTCGGCTTTGAGGATATACCACTTCTTATTTGCCTTAGAGACTTTCTCTGTTAGTTCAACCTGACAAACGGCATCACCAATCAGTTTCTTTTTGTTTCCGAACTCTTGATTCTCTTTTGGAGCATATCCACTATTCTTCGTATCTAGTAACCCCATTTTATTTCTCCTTTTTGTTTATGTGTGTGCTTATGTGAAAAGGGCTCGGAACTTCTTATAGTTGTCCGAATCATCGTTAGTCCAAGGAATTTGAGTCACCTTCTTAAGACAGGGGGCCTTAGAACCTGCCTCGATGTACTTAGTCCCTTGGGTAATCATAGTTCTGGCCTGCATGGAACCAGCATAGCCAACCATGATGTTGAGAGTGTTATCCACTCGCTTTGGAAACTCAGCGTCTAGTTTTTCTGACACATCAACTATCCATCTATGATACTTCTTGGCCTCATTATTGGGCTCACTTAGCTCCTTGTCCTTCGTGTGAAAACAGAAGAACTTATGGGCCGGAAGAGTATCAATATCAGATATGAAACTCTTAAGAATCCTCTTATACTTATTCTGGCCTACTCCATAACCTCCTGCCTCATAGATAGAATCAGCTTTGGCATCATCACAAACCTTGTCGCTGATGAACTGAAGAAGCTTGTCACCAGGGTCAAATACTAGAGTCTCAACAGGGAACTGCTCGCTACCCCAGAGGC